TTGCTGCCAGAAGTTTACAAGAGGTTCATACAAATCATTCACCCAAATATCTATGTTGGGATATTTTTTAGTGATATAAATCACAACACTTCCTCCACCAAGAAATGGTTCTCGGAACTCACTATAATTGCGAAGATCTGGAAAGTAAGGTCCCATTTTCTCACAAGCACGGGACTTACCGCCTGGATATCTAAGGGGTGTTTTTAACGATTTCATCAAAGGTGCTCCTCAATCAAAGAAAACATAGCATCAACATCACAGTCTTTTTCAGCAGGAGTGACGTTTTCGATAATCATAGTATAATCACCTTTCTTCAATACACATTTAGGATCATTTGCAGTCTCATCAACACATTCGTAAACTTTATCCCATGTAGTATAACCCACAGACATGGATTTTGTATCAACTAAAAGTAAGTAATCAAATGTCTTAATTAAATCCTGTTTTTTCCAGTTTTTTCTGTCTTTGTTAGAAGGATGAAAATTTTTCAATACAAATGACTTACAGTCATTCTCGTATCCTTTCTTTGTCTTAAACATACCAAGTTGACTTTTCATTTCAACAGATTCTCTGGTTTCTTTTATGATAAAATCTCTTCCATTATCAAAAAGTCCTACATGTTCCAATTGATCATCCGACCACTTACAAAAAGACTTTTCGGTATAATGTGCTCGAAGTCCCCTAAAAGAAGAACTTTTCATTTGTTTCGTATTAGATGCGTTCACCCATCCGAAAAATTGTTCAAAATTAACGCGAGAAAAATCAATGCTCATAATCAGGTTTGTTGTATTTTAAGTATTCAAAAAAAGTAAGTTTCATTTCCTTCTGCGTCATACCACAATGGGCAGCAGCAGCAGGCAAAGTCATTTTAGCACGAAATAGACCTTCATTTGCCTCTTGAACATTTTTAGGTGTTGTTTTTACAGGAACCTCATATAAAACTTTATATGAAATTTTAAAGGGATTCATTTAAATTCACACTCACACATAATTTCAGTTAATGCCGCAAGAAGATTTACTTCTTGATCGGCAACAAAAGAACCTTGATACATATACTTTGCAATAATCAAAATAGCAGAAGGAATCGTAGAAGGAACCAATGATTCATAACAAGAATCATAAATTCTACGCAAAATAAGATTAGCATCATTATCAAGATTTGCTACTATCCACTTTCTTACTTCAGAAAAGTTCTTACTTTTCATATTTTTAATAAGATCACTTACTGCGATGTCTGAGAAAGATGCAAGAATGCCTGCGTCAATTTTTCCTCCCGTAGCATATCTTTGACATTCGTTGAGGACTCGTCTGAAATCTGGGAAATGTTTGGAGATAATTTCAACAAGAACTTTTTGATCATACTCAATCCGTTCTTGATCCAAAATCGTTTGGAGACGTTTAAAGAACGATCCTGCAAGTTGTGCTTTTTGTTTTCCTTTGATTGTGAAATCAATAACGGCACAACGGGAATGAAGTGGTTCAATAATTTTGTTTTTGTAATTGCAGGTGAAGATGAATCGGCAGTTGTTATAAAATGTCTCAATATTTGCCCGTAAAAGGAGTTGTACATCTGTGGTTGTGTTGTCACTCTCGTCCACAATGATGACTTTGTGTTTAGAAGATCCCGTAAGTGAGACGGTCGAAGCGAAGTTCTTTGCTTGGTTCCGTACAGTATCCAAGAAACGTCCTTCGTCGGATCCGTTGATGACATAAAAATCTGCTCCTAATTCATTACATAGTGCTTTTGCGATTGTAGTTTTACCAATTCCAGGAGGACCAGCAAGAAGAAGATTTGGAATCTCTCCCTTTGCCACAAACTCCTTAAATGTTTTTTTAGTTTCATCAGGAAGAATACAGTCATCAATTACTTGTGGTCTGTATTTTTCCACAAAAAGAAATTCACTTGTCATAATTTAATTTATCCACGAAGGTTTTCTTTCTGGCATACGAAGATAATTAGATGCAACCCAAGGTTTGCTGCTAATGTACATCTTGTAAGCAGTAAAAGTGTCAATAGTTGTGTCCAGTTTAAATTCATCTGGCATCGCACGAGCAAATGGAGTTACTTCAGTAATCTTACCTTTTGGAAACAAATAGTATGCCTCCAATAGAGTATTATAACACGAATGAGGTTTTCCATATCTCAACTGAAACTCATCACATAAGTTCATTCCGTGTTTAATCAACCAATAAGCATTATCAATTGTTTTTGCTGCCCATTGAGTGCAAGGATGATTTCTAAAAGCACCTTTTTCAGTAGCATAGGGGTCTCCATCTTTTTTATGAAGTGGTCCGTAGTTATGATACCATTTTGATGCCACTATAGAAAGCATTTGACAGCACTCAAGAGGCATTTTAGTTATGTGTTTGTCAGGAAGTACTACTGCACTTTCTGCAGGAAACTCACTTGTGGCAAAAATATTCATCCAAATGTTGAATCAGGTTCCAAAGCAATATAATAGCAAAGATTGTACTTAGGATTTGTAAACTGTGCCAGAAGTTTTTGTGACACAACCACATCATAAGCACCGGGAATAATTTTGATGTTTTCTACCTTAAAGTTAAAGGTAAATTCTTTGTCAGTTTCACCAACCACAATCGAGTATTCGTTAGAGGTATCATTCTTCTTATCACGAACTACCAAACGAATTACACCTGCTTCACCAACAGCAGAAAGATCAGGAAGTTGATACACTGCTGCTGCTTTTACCAATTTTTCCAAAGAAGCACTATCCAATTGGAAACATACATCCTGTGAAGGAAGTTGAATGTTTTTTTCTGGAGGAGAAATGATTACATTAGGATCTGCAAAGAAATACTTTACACGACGCTTACCTTCCTTAATGCTCAAATAAGAACCTTCGGCAAAATCGAGATCAGGATCGTTGTGAAGACCAAGACCATTCAAAAATTGATTGAGATCATAAATCGCAAAGTCACGGGGAAACTCTTCAGTAATCTCTGCTTCGGCAAGAATGTTTTTTGCCACAGAAATAGTGCGAAGTTTATTTCCCTGCTTTACAAGAATAGAATTATTAATGCCAGCAAAGTTTTTAAGAATAGTTAGAGTATTGTCGGAGAGTTTCATAGTATTATCTTTAAGTTTCACTTGTTTTCTACCAGATTGAGATGATTAATTAAAAGAATCGTGTAGTGAAGAACTTTAAAAAGATCCGCACGAGGAGTTCCTTTTGTGTCATATCGGTCAATGTATTTGGTCACATTGCCAGCACAAAATCCCTCACGGCGATTGTGTTTAATTTTATCAAGAGTTTGTTCGGTTCCACCACCAGTTCTATCAACATAATGCTGACTATAAGTTCCAGCAATATATTCTTCAAGTTGCTTGAGAATTTTATCTTCGTTGTATTTCCAAAAATGATTTGAGTTGTCGTTCATAATTACAGGAGTTTTTGTAAGATTGAGCATTTCAGTGTGCTCATTCACAGAAAGTGTAAATTCATTCATTGAATAAGGATGTTCGTCCATAATAAAAAGGGGAAGGTCATAATTTACCTTCCCCAATTATATCAGAATGGAACGGATTGGTCAAGGTTGTAAGTTACATGCTCACCACCTTCAGAAGGCATTTTGAAATCAGCATCAACTTTATCATAGAGTTCCAGGAAGGATTGTTTGGTCTCATCATCAAAGCGGTTGATGCAAACTTGGATTGCCTTTGCCTTATCACCAAAAATACTATATGCACGAATGATATGAACCAAACGGCGAGTGCTGATGATTTCCTCAATACCACCATCGTAGAAGGTCTTGCGGATAATATCTGCCCAATCAACCAACCGCTTGCAAAAGTCACGGTCTTCCACACCAAGATCCAGAGCGATGCCTTCCAGAATCTTTTGTTCGGTTGCGGGAACAGGATACCCTTGCTCAAAGGTCACAGGGAAACGCTCAAGGAATGCTTCGTTGAGAACATTAGTGCCGATGAAGCGACCATCATCAGAACCCTTACCCTTGGTGTTTGCAGTGGCAAACACATTGAAACCAGCAGAGGGTTTCACAAAACGACCAATCTTCTTTAGGAAAACACCTTTACCTTCCAGAACAGATTGCAGACACAGAATCTTGTTAGAAGCAAGGTCAATCTCATCAAGAAGCAGAATCGCACCACGCTCCAGTGCTTCAATCACAGGACCATTGTGCCAGGCAGTTTCACCATTCACAAGTCGGAAACCACCGATCAGATCATCCTCATCAGTCTCAATGGTGATGTTGACACGAATCAGTTCACGTTTAAGTTGAGCACACGCTTGCTCAATACTGAACGTTTTACCATTACCCGAAAGACCCGTAACGAACGTTGGATAAAAAAGATTGGAAGAAATAATTTTTTTAATATCGTTAAAGTTACCAAACTTGACGAAGGTATCATCTTTATCAGGAATAAGGTTTTGTTCAGTAGCAGGGAGCACGGCAGGAGCACTGAAAGAACGCTCAATTTCTTCAACACGTTCTTGAGTCACTTCCAGATTCCAACGACCACGATCAGTTTTAAAGGGTTCCAAACGACGAGTTACAGTCTGATAGTTAAGACCACGAGAGGCACAAAAACCTTTCAGGTCACCAGAAGTAATTTCAGAACCATAGAGTTCTTGGATACTTGCAATAAGTGCTTGGTCGTTCACAGAAGATTTGCGAGGCATAATGTAATTAGGTGGTTTTGTTTAACTGAAGTTATTATACAAGAAAAAAGGGGGCAGTTGAGTGCCCCCTGTGACAGTTTGGAAACTGGTTCAGGCAACGAGGTCAATAAACTCTCCAAGAATTTTTTTATTCATTTTCTTGGACTTAAGACTTTTCACAAAAGCAGATTTAATTTGTGCCTTCGAAGCATCTTCAGAAACAGAAAACTCAGAATCTTGAGAAAGTGCGTTCGCAGAAAGACCAAAATAAGTATGATACCCAGACTTTTTAATCGAAAATGCTTTTTCTTTCTTCCAAGAACTCATCACCTTATCATAATCAGGACCATAATATCCACAATAACGACGAATAAAAGAACCAGCATCACCAGATTCAAGAACACGAATACCAATAAAGTTAATATCGGCAAACTTGTCTCTTAAATTACGAAGGAAAACATCAGTCATTTGATGCCATTCACAGTTCAAAGAATACGTGTTTCCAGTTTTACGGTCACGCAAAAATGAATTATTGCCAATATGAGAAGTGCCCAGATAAGGTCCATCTTCCCAATGACGCTTCACTTCACGGTGATACTTAATACCACACGCCTCACCATCAGTCAAAATCACGCACTGAACTTTCTGAAGTTTGTTTTCCTTTTGAAATTTTGGAAGAATCTGATGAAGGGCAATCATTGATTCATTGAGAGGAGTTCCAGAAAGACTCATACCCAAAGGAGTGGGATATGACTGATAAAAATGTCGACCAAAAGAAGTTGCAATACGGAAAATATTCTTCATTTGATTTTCCAGAGTCTTACCATTTACTTTACTTGTGAGGAGATTCATCATAGAAAACCACTCACCAACTTGAATCATCCCATCTTTCTTTTGATAGGCAAGTTCTCGCATATTTGCCTTACCATTTTGGTCATAAGTCACTAAAGGGTAATCGGTTGTGAAAGCATAAACATCAAAAGGAATTGCAACTTTCTTACAAAACCAAACAAGATTGAAGAGTTGTTTGACGGTATCCAGCATTACCTCACCCATCGAACCAGACCAGTCAAGAACGAATACGAGACCGTGATTCTTACCAGTAGCAAGAGTCGTAACTTTCTTGAAGAGGTCCTCATTGTATTTGTAGGTATGAAGTTTGGAGCAATCCAAAACACCAGTGCGGGCAGTTGTGGCACGGGCATAGGAATCTGCTGCCTTACGACATTCAAACTCTTTTACAAGATAATTGACTTCCTTTTGTGCAGAACGCTTGAATTCTACAAACTGCTTATCAACTGCACCAAAAACATCTTCTTGCTTATAATCACGTTCTCGAATAAAAGCATCCCAATTTTCTTTACATTTATCATGAATCTTTGCGTTGGAAACAATAATCTTTTTCAGGTCAAGTTGAGGAATTTCCAGATAAACATTTTCATATCCATCGTTATTGACAAGATCTTTAAGTGCCTCTTCCAGAGACTCCATTGTCTTTACTTCAGGTTCTTCATCCTTCTCACCACCTTGATTGTTGGGAGTGGGTTGTTGTTTCTGATCTGAAGATTC